GGAAACGCTCCAGCAGCTTGACAAACAAGTTAGAACTACACTTGAAAATTTCGAGCTATCTGACAGGGATGAGAAGGTAGCACAACAAGAAGGTTGGATTTCTGATGCCTAACTACCCCGTACCTTTTACAACTCTCCGTCCACACCCCTTTGCGGCTAGTGGCCCTAATATTAGTTTGGACCCTGATGACCCCATATCTGATCCTGATATTGATGCCAAGGTTAAGGATAGGTTGGATGAGGTTTTTGGTGGGGATGTAGGGGCTGGTGATCCTGCTGGGTTTGATACTACTGATTTTACTTTCGGCAAGATTGTTGATATACCCACAAGTATTCCGGGGCTGATTGATAATATCTCAAGCACATTTAGTATGGACCCAAAAGCTTCTGTCGAAGCTAATGCTAAGGCTGCTATGGAGGGTAAGTTTGGCATTGGTAATTTTAATCTTGGTAAAATGAATAAAGAAGAGAAATCTTACTATGAACTATCACTTCAAAGGGCACAGCAAGTTAAAGACAGAGATGCTGCTACGAGCGGTGCTAGCTTGGGGTTCGCCCCCGGAACTATTGGGGCAGCACATGCTAGAACCATCGCATTTGGAGAAGACATTTCCCCTGATGCGTATGGTAATATTGGTACATATGGTAGTTATTCTTTACCTGGGACTAACTGGGGGTTGGGTATTAATGATGAAGATGTTGTTGATTTAACCGAGGCTCAAGTAGAGACTATGACTGCTCATATGAAAGATGGAGTAGAAAAAAGTGCTGCTAGAGCATTAGCCGTTCAACAACCCGAGCTGACGTTGATCGAGCCGAGGATGCCTTTGCCGAAGAGATCGCCAACGGCAGCAAAGGAAGAACACTCTCCTACACCTCCGCCACCTCCGCAGAGATCAGGATCAATTACCCCTACCACCACTACAACCGCTGGCCCAACTGGTATTGCGGATGCTGCGGATGCTATGGCTGCTAATGCTGCTGCCGAAAGTGTTGAAGGTACTGAAGGTATGTTTGGGGACAGTCCGGGTGATTTTGATCCAACCTCCAGCCAAACCGGTCCCGGACTCTCCCCGTGGGCAAAAGGCGGGAAAGTAAACTACCAAGAAGGTGGATGGGCTGGCTCAAATGATGGCTCGGCCGGAGGGTTCAGCCCTGTAGACAATATAAGGGCAATCTTCGACGCTACTGATAAAACCCTTACTAATGCGCAGATTAACGCCGCAATGAGAGCCATAACCCAGACAGAAGAAAAAGAAAAAGCAGAAGAAGAAGAAGCAAAATTGGAGAGTGAGCATGAAAAAGCAGCGCGCGAAGCTACCGAGGAGGATAGAGAGCGTAAGGGTACAGGGTATAAGTGGGATTTTATCCAACTACCGACTATGGATGAGCTAGAAGAAGCTGCCTATCTAGGTCGGAAGGCTGGCGAAGAACAGGAGGATCGCGCCCTTGCGCTCCAGGAGGCGTTACTAAAGGGGGTAGTTTTTGATCCCTACGGAGCAGCACCACCTGGTGTTACCTCTGGTGTCCCCGCAGGTAGCTCAAAAGGTATTGGGGCTGAGTATGGGCTGGATGATCCCGCTACCTCTGGTGTCCCCGCAGGTAGCTCATATGGTATTGAGGCTGAGTATGGGCTGAGTGATGCGGGAGCTGGGTCAGGTAATCCTGATGCATCTGTGGGTGGGGCAGGTGAAGGGACTTCTGGTGCTGGAGGAGAGGGTACTGCTAGTGCTGGTCCTGCTGGAAGTGATGCAGAAGCTGACGCTGGCGGACAACTACAACAAGGGGGGCTTATAAGTACAGAATATCAAGACGGCGGTTTCGCCCCACCCCCAGAACCAGGGCCAGAAATGGGAGGGGGATTACCCCCAGAGTTGATGGGTATGTTGGCAGGGGAAGGTGGGCCACCCCAAGGCCCCCCAGAAGCTGGTATGCCCCCAGAGATGATGGGTGGGGAAGGGTTTGTAGAACAGCCACAACAACCCCCACCCCAGTCCATCCCAATTATTGTTGGAATGGTACGGGGTCCAGGCACTGAAGATAGTGACAGCATTCAGACAAGGGTTCCTGCAAACTCATATGTGGTCAATACCGACGCTGTTCAGACAGTGGGTATCAAGAAACTACAAAAGATGTTGGAGGAAGGGGCACAAGCTACTGGATGGCAACCTGACCCACAAGACCCCTCTCTTGAGGTTATTAACGTGTCGGCTGGAGAGTTTGTCTTCCCTGGTCCATTTGTAGACTATTTTGGTGTAGAGACTTTTGATAAGATTAATGATAAGGGTTTTGCCCAGTCTGGTGCCACCCAGAAAAGACGGGAGCAAGGGCTTGAGGGGACTGGTGAGAGTATCCCAGAGGAAACCTTAACCCCAGACCAGATGCAGGAGATGGGGCAGCCCGCTGGTTTTTATGGGGGTGGGTATACAAAAGATAAATACCAAGATGGTGGTGTAAAAAAACCAGAAAATTTTGTAGAGGAAGAATTTCAAAGCTTTATAAAGAAAACAAAGTGGTGGGATGAATATGTAAACAAATATGGGGAAGAACCAGACTTAAATACCAAACAGTATGACTATAGAGCAGCCTACATGGCTGGGGTTAAGCCAGGACTTGATTTAGAGACTGGGGAGCAACACTGGCCTAGTGATTACAAAAGTGGAGATCACCCCACGTTCTGGAAGGGTACTGGTCTGAATATGGGTGGGTATTCTGGTAATCTAAAAAATAAACCACAAACAGACCTTTCAAAGGGTGGGTTTGCTACTGGTGGCAGCACTGACCCTATGCACAAAAAAAGCTATAACCCCAATTGGCAAGACCATCTTAAATTTAGAGAGGAAGCTAGGAAAGAACGTAGTAAACTCCCAATTGCCGAACAGATTAAAATGATGGGGGGTAGGCTTGAAGAAAACTTCTATGATGCCCTGAGTAGAGGTGCGTTTGATGACCAGGAAGAAGCTGAAGCTCTTGGGCGAGGTAATAAATTCAGGCGAGGTAATAAATTCAGGGGCAACTTTAGCCCTGGCATCATGGAGTATGGCCCCGGGGCAGTCCCTCCCGGATTTATGGAGCCTAGGGATGTACCTTTAGAAAAACGCCAAAACTTGCTGGAGATTTTCTGGAGAAAGATAGTCCCCTTTATCGATGACGACGTAATGGAAAAACAACTTCAAGGCATTATCGATGGTAGATCTTATAAGGATGGTGGAGAGGTAAAACACCAGAATGTATTCCAAGCGTTGGGCAACTGGGCGTATGGGTTTAAGGGCGTAAGTGGTAATTGGCCCAGCATTAAAGATGCCGTTGACTTCATATTTGGCGGGGAAGAAGAGAAGCCAGCCCCCGTAAAAAAAAAGATGAGTGAAGTACCTGACCCACCCTTCATTCCAGAGGCAGAGGCAGACCCCGTAGAGTATAACCGCTCAACCTACAACAAGCTTCTGGGTGGAGCATCTGAAGAGGCCATTGACCATCTAACCGCTATGGCTATTGGAGAGGGTAGGAACCAAATAACAAGAGGCCACGGTACAGATGCTTTCAAAGGGCCAATCTGGGTAGCTTTAAATAGGGTGAGGGAACATCAAGTAGGTGATTTAAAGTTTAAGAAGAGTAAACACGTAGACCCGGTAATGGCAGTTATAACCAGTGGGGATTTCAAAGGTTACCATCTTAAGCATTTGAAGGACAAAGATTTTCACAAGTACAGAAAATATGTAGTGGATGCTCTAAACACAGAGGTACATGAAGACCCCACAGAGGGAGCAACATCATTTTACAGCGGACCTACCCCCCCTTACCATAAGGGTAAGACTGAAACAGTGAAGTTAGGGGACCACACATATATATGGGATTAGGATGATTAACCCCCACCACTTCCGCATTTATGTAGTCAGACCCACTCTTGTAATTATGGGGATGCACACACAAGCTGCTGAAAACTTACTGGTGGGTACTGCGATTACTGAGAGCCACTTAACCTTCCTGAAACAACACGGCCCCGGTCCAGCTTGTGGTGTTTATCAAATAGAGCCAACAACTGCCCAGGATGTCATGAGGTACGCCACTGAAAGACCACAGATACAGATACCACTCTACCACGGTGAGTTGGAATATGTATTGAAGACTGACCTGGGTTTCCAGACACAAGTAGCCCGGTTAAAATATTGGATGCAGCCAGAGAAACTACCACATGAGGATAATGTAATAGGTTTAGCACAATACTGGAAGACCTATTACAATACCCCCAAGGGGGCTGGCGAAGTAGAAGACTTCGTGTCTAAATATGAGCAGAATGCTTTGTAGTTACAACAAATAGAGTGAGGCTACCCAGAAATTTAATCATGAATATTCTGGCCCCTTGAGTAGCTTCAAACTAGCCACCCACATTTTTGTGGCCCTAATTTGAAGGAGATAATATGATGCCTACCACTAATGAGGAGACTGTCACCCCGGAAGATACTCTCTATCGTAACAAATACCGTGAAGGTTTGTATGATAGCGACCCTGCCGAGGATCCAGAACCTGAAGAGGACCCTGATGAAGAGGGTGAGAGCTTCACAACCACTCCTGAACAGGTTGCGGATACAACGGACTGGAAGAAGCGTTATGGCGATCTCAAGTCCTACCATGACAAAAAGTTAAACGAGGTCAAAGCTGAACAAGAGCAATTCAAGGCTGAAGTGAGTGCTGCTGCTAGGCAAGCCCCACAAAAGACCAACGAAGAGCTTGAAGAGTTTAGGTCCGAATATCCAGATGTCATGGAGATTGTAGAGACAGTAGCCGAAAAGAAGGCACAGGAACGTGCTGCTACCCTAACTGCTGAAGTTGCCGAACTGCAACAGAAGAACAGGGGGCAAGAGGCACAGACCGCTTACCAAGAACTGTTGAATACACACACAGACTTTGATGAGTTGCGTGAGGATAAAAACTTCCTGGGGTGGTTAAACGCCCAACCCGAAGAAATTTCGGACGCAATCTTCAAAAACAACACAAATGTCATGTGGGCATCCCGTGTTGTGGATATGTATAAAGCAGAGGTAGGCATTAAAAAGTCCGACAAACCCAAGAGGACTAAGAACCAAAGAAACCGCGATGCCGCCACTTCTGTTGGGTCTAAAAGATCAACACCCTTGAAAACAGATGACGGTAAACGCATTTGGAAACTATCAGAAATCAGGTCCCTCAAAGGGGCAGAGTTTGAGAAGCATGAGGCTGAAATAGACGCTGCCGTTGAAGAGGGCCGGATTGTTGATGATTAAACACATGAGGTACACAAAATGGCCGTAGTTGCTAAAGCTGCTGGCTGGGGAAACCTCAACACTGGTAACTGGGTTCCAGAAATTTGGTCCCAGAAGGTGCTTAAATTCTTCCGTCGCGCAAGTGTTGTGGAAGATGTTACAAACACCGATTATGCCGGTGAGATTTCCTCGTTTGGTGATAAGGTAAATATCATCAAGGAGCCAGCAATCACCGTGGCCGCTTATGCTCGTGGGCAGAAGCTAACCACGCAAGACCTAGCAGACGATGAGATTGAGATGCAGGTGGATAAGGCAAATGCCTTCCAGTTTAAGGTGGATGACATTGAAGAGCGTCAGTCACATGTAAATTGGCAAGCCCTCTCAACCTCCAGTGGCGCCTACAAGCTCAAGGACACTTTTGATAGTGAAGTTCTTGAATACATGCGCCAGAACGCTCTTGCCGCCAACTATTATGGTTCAACTGGTTCTCCCATTGATACCGGCTTCTCCGCTGGTGAGGTAGACCCCCTAACCGTAATGGCACGGCTACAGCGCCTGCTTGACGATCAGGATGTTCCTGAAGAGAACCGTTTCTTTGTAGCGGCTCCTATCTTTTGGGAACAGATGTCTGATGTCAACAGTAAAATCCTTCCTGTTGAGGTTACTGGTGACAACCAGTCCCCCCTACGGAATGGTCGGGTATTTGATGGTCTTATCCGTGGCTTCCGCTGCTACAAGACCAACAATGCGCCTAAGTCTGGTTCCACTTGGTATGCTAGTGTTGCTGGCCACATGTCCAGTACCGCAACTGCCAGTCAGATTGCCAAGACTGAAGCTTTCCGTGACCCCGATAGTTTCGCGGATATCGTCCGTGGCCTACACCTTTATGGTCGTAAGGTCATTCGCCCCGAAGCCCTTGCCGTTGCTTACGTCAGCATCGACTAGTTATCATAAGAAAGGAATAAAATTATGGCTACTTATGATATGACGCTGGGTGCAGAGGCTGGTGGACATGCTGCTACAAACCGCTTCCCCTATCTGATGGAGAACACCATTAACGTGGGCCTCATCAATAGTTCTGCGGGCGTGGCTGCGTCTGACGTTCTTCAGGCCATCGCAGTTCCCAAGGAGACTTTGATCTTGGCTGCTGGTCTTGAGGTTCTAACTGCATTCACCTCAGATGGCACCCCAACTCTAGACTTGGATGGTGCCGGTCAAGCTGCTAACGGTTGGGCTGCTGCTTTGGATAGTACGTCTGCGGGTTACAGTACTGCTGTTTCCCCTTCTGCTACCAATCAGCGCGTTATGGTTACGGCTACCACTGGTGATACTATTGATATTACCGTGAACACCGCAGCTGCTACCGCTGGTCTTGTTCGCATCTGGGCTGTCCTGTTGGATGTGTCTGGTCACCGCGAGACTGCTACCAACTCCTAGCCACAATATTGGGGGGGTCTTTATGGCTCCCCCAGTATCCTCTAATGACCATAAGGACTTGTAATGGCTACTACAGTGACCTTTTTGACACTGGTGAATGATGTTCTCCGAGAGTTGAACGAGGTGGAGATTACTGATGTCTCGACTACTAGTGGCTTTACAAAATATGTTAACACGGCAGTCAACCGTGCCGTCCGTGATATATACAATGAAGAGATTGAGTGGCCGTTTGCTGTTCAAACTCAAAATGATTCAACTGTTGTTGGCCAACAAGACTACGACCTCCCGTCTTCATACCGCCAAATTGATTGGGAGAGTTTCTTTCTCTATTCTACAGACCTTGCTACTAATGGTGCTTTTGCTTCATCTATTACCTCTTGGACTGATAATTCTAGTGACACTGGTAGTTTTACTCACACTACTGATGGTAATGGTCGTGCTAGGCTAGCTGGTGGGGCTTCTGGTGTGGGGGCTATGGAACAGTCAATATCCACTGTTGAGAACAAAAGGTATGTTCTTGATTTTAGGATTGTAGGTGGGACAGTTAATTTACAAGTGGGTACTAGCACAGGTGCCCAAGACATTCAAAGTTCTACAGCATATACAGTTTCAGACTTGGGAGCTGGTGAGTTCCATCGTGTAGAGTTTTCCGCCACCTCCCAATGTTCATATATCCAATTTGCAAACTCTACAAATGCCAACCATGATGTTGACTTTCTCCAGGTGTTCTTCAAAGATGCACCTGTGAAACTTGAAAGTATGGACCTGGAAGAGTGGGAGAATACTAGACGGGCTGATGAGAAGTACCAAAGCCCAGCTAACTTCTCTACCCCTGACAGTGTTGTTAGGCGTCAGAATGACAAGTACTCCCTCAGCAACATTCCTGATAGTAGCCAGTACACTGTTGAATATAAATATTGGGTAATCCACACCGATGCCACTGTTAATGCCTCTACGGTGAGTATCCCAGACAGGTGGAAGGATGCCATCAGGGAGCGGGCACTTATGTACTGTTACAGGTTCAGGCAAGATATGGCAGCAGCCTCTGACAGTGAAACCAACTACAAGGATATTGTAGCAAGTATGAGGACTGAGTTAATCCAACGTCCACAAAACTTCCGGGCACGTTAATGGCTACAACCGCTGCACACAAGCTTGTAACTTCTGACCTAATTAAGGCACACGGCGGTCTTGTAACAAACGAGAACGTGTTGCGGGAAAACAAGAGTGAGGCTCTCAATCTCCTCAATTATGAGGTAGGCTTGAATGGTGGCTACCGTCGTATTACTGGGCACTCCAAATATTCTTCCACTGAGGTGTCTGGATCTGGTGTAGTCTTGGGTGTCAAAATATTCAACTCTGGCGTAGTAGTTTGTAGATTGAATACAGTCTACTTTGGGACGGGGACAACTTGGGCCACTGTAGCCACTAGAACAAGTGCAGGGGTGTACGACTTTGATATATATAACTGGGATGGTACCGCTAATATCGTCATGTGTGATGGTGTCAACCAAGCCGCTATTTACGATGGTTCTACCTACACTCTTCTCAACGGTACTAATGCTCCCACAAACCCTGGAATTTGTGCTGCCCACTCTGACCACCTGTTCTTCGCAGGAGAGAGTGCAAACCTTGGCCTCATCACCTTCACCCAGCCCTTCTCTGACACAGTTTTTGACCCAGCACAGGGATCAGGAACTATTCAGGTAGGGGACACTATCATTGATATGGTGTCTTGGAGGGATCGCCTTATTATTTTATGTAAAAACTCCATCCACCAGCTTGTAGGTACATCAGTTGCAGATTTTCAGTTGAAGAGGATTACAGACAATATTGGGTGTTTGGCAAAGGGGTCTGTCCAAGAGATTGGTGGTGATGTTATTTTTCTAGCACCGGATGGTATCAGGACAATAGCTGGTACTGAGAAACTTGATGATGTTGAACTGGGGAGCATCTCCAGGAATATCCAGCCACTCATCAACGACATGTCCACCATCTCCAACTTCTCCAGCACCGAGATTAGTTCAGTTGTGATCAGGGAGAAGAGCCAGTATAGATTATTCTACCCGGTGTCTAGTGTGAGTGTAGCTCAGAGCAAGGGTATCATTGGTGCCATCCGACGCAGCCCTGATGGGAATGTTGGTTGGGAGTGGTCTGAGATGAAGGGGGTTAAACCCCGAGTGTGTGACAGTAGCTATGTGGGAGATGCTGAGATAGTATTACATGGTAGCTATGCCAACGGGTATATCCACCAACAAGAGAGTGGGGATGACTTTGACGGCTCCAGTGTCCAGTCAGCTTACCGGACACCAGACTACTTCTTCGATGATATTACAATAAGAAAGACCCTCCACTCAGTCCGTGTATTCTACAGTGTAGAGGGTGATGTCAGCATTGGTATGAAGGTCTATTATGACTACAACAAAGCTGGCACTGAACAGCCCACTCAATATACTCTTGTAAACAGTGGTGCCGCAGCTATTTATGGCATTTCATTTACATATGGGGCATCCAAATACGCAGCCACCTTTGAGCCTAGTACCAGACAGAATGTTGAAGGGTCAGGGTTCACAGCCGCCCTAGAATTTGTGACAGATGATACCAAGTCTCCCCACTCCATTGAGGGATTTGTGATTGAATACGTTCCATATTATCGGAGATAAAAATGGGTACTGGATATACAAGACAGTCTGACACTGAGATCATTGATGGCGAGGTTGCTGATGCCAGTGATTTCAACAATGAGTTTGAGGCACTTGAAGATGCCTTTGACGGTACCTCTGGCCATAGTCACGATGGGACTACTGGGGAGGGACCAATTATTACCGTCCCTGGTGGTGGGACTGGTGTTGCCACTCTAACTGATGGTGGGGTGTTGTTGGGGTCTGGCACTGGTGTTATAACGGCAACGGCAGTGTTGGCAGACGGTGAGATGCTTGTAGGTGATGGTACAACTGACCCTGTCCTTGAAAGTGGTGCAACCCTTAGAACTAGTGTGGGGGTGGGTACTGGTGACAGCCCCCAATTCACCGGAATTGAACTGGGCCACGCGAGCGATACGACAATCGCAAGAGCATCTGCCGGTGAGATTTCTGTAGAAGGTACACAGTTAGCAAAATTGGACGGCAACCTTCAAGATTTGGATACTCTCGGCGCAGCATCATCCGATGGGGAGTTTGCAGTAGCCACTGGCGCTGGTGCTTTGGCCTGGGAGAGTGGGGCTACACTCCGAACGTCTGTTGGTGTTGGTACTGGGGATAGCCCGCAATTCACCGGGATCGAATTGGGCCACGCTAGCGACACAACAATTGCACGGGCATCCGCTGGTGAGATTTCTGTCGAAGGTACACAGCTAGCAAAACTTGACGGTAATCTCCAGGATTTGGACACACTCGGCGCAGCATCATCTGATGGGGAGATTGCGGTTGCTACTGGTGCTGGCGCCCTTGCCTGGGAGAGTGGTGCTACTCTACGAACGTCGGTTGGTGTTGGTACTGGAGACAGCCCGCAACTTACCGGAATTGAACTGGGCCACGCTACTGATACCACTATTGCACGGGCATCTGCCGGTGAGATTTCTGTCGAGGGCGCACAGCTAGCCAAAGAGAGTACGGTAACAGCACTAGCAATTGCCTTGGGATAATATAGAAAGAGAGAGAGAAAGTCATGGCCAATACATTCAAGGTCGTCACAAAGGCGAATGTAACAACTTCAGACGTTATTTATACCGTTGCCGCTAGTACGACTACCGTTGTTCTCGGGCTTATGCTGGGCAATACTACAGCTAGCACCACCACTGCCACGGTTTCATTGGGGTCTGATACTGCCGGGCGCTCAGGGAATAACGATGAAGCAAACCAGACAGTGGAGATTGTCACGGGTGTCAGTATTCCCGGCAATTCCACGCTCGAAATAATGGGTGGCAATAAGATCGTCATGGAGGCCACTGATACTCTATCTCTCACGGCTGGAGCGTCGACCGATATTATCCTCTCAATTATGGAGATGACTTGATGCCTTATCTAGGACCGCCCCCTGCCAGTAAACTGGCATCAGCGGCAGATATCGCCAGTGGTGCAGTGGATAGTGATGAGATTGCTGCTGGTGCTGTTGATATCGCTCATCTAAGTGCATCAGGAACTGCCGGGGCAGGTAATTATCTACGGGGTGATAATAGCTGGACAGCAGTTGGTGGCGGCCCGGTCTTCTCGTTTTATGGAACCGCTGCTCAATCGAATGCCACTGGTGATGGCACGGTCTTTACCGTGGTCTTCGGCACCGAGGTCACAAATGTCGGCTCAGATTTTGATGGCACCAGTACCTTTACGGCAGACGAAGCGGGATCGTTTATTCTTAATGCGGGTGTGTCGGCGTATGGTGGCACTACTTCGCATACCAATGCACAGCTTACCATTGTTACTTCAAATAGATCTTATGAAGTTAGCCGAGACAATCCAAAGGACGCCATCGGCACTTCATACACTACACGCGGAAGTGTGATAGCAGACATGGACGAAGGAGACACCGCTACAGTGACCTTTACAGTGTCAGGCTCAACAATAACCGTTGATATAGACAATGATCCTCGCACAGGATTTACTGGGTTCTTCCTTGGATAATGGAGCTAGACATGAGGGATTTGACACTAGATGAACATACCGTGTTAGCGCACGTTGTGCTCGATCCTGCGGCGTGGTGGGGTACAAACACTGCCGACGCATCAGGTGGCGTATACGCGAACTGGATATCAATTCATTTAGTTGCGTAAACAACAAGGAAAGAACATAACACTTAAAGGAAAGAACATGACACTAAAGATTACCGTAGAATACAAAGGCCAGACTTTCACCAAGTCTGTGACGGGCAATGCTCTCTTGGCTCTGGAGAATGACCTCCGCGATGTCGGTAACGCCGACGATCCCAGCGACATCGTTGGTTGGATATTCGCTGGTCCGTTCGCGGGCAAGATCAACAACTGTGCCAAGCGGATGGCTAAGGCCGAGGTTGACCGGCTCAAGGCTGACCCTGCCGTAACTTCTATGCCAGCAACAGATGATGCTCTTGTTGAGTCTGCTACTGCCGCGCCGGGGTACAAGAACCGTTCAGCACGGGATGCTGAGATGAACGAATAGGCGTTAAAGATGCGAACCCCAAACCAGAGTAAAGACGTATAAATATAATCTAAACAAGGGACGTTAAACATGCCTTACATAGGACCAGCCCCAGCAAAAGAACTCGTCCTGGATGCGGACGGTGATACAATCATTACATCTGATGCGGACGACCAGATAAATGTCAAAGTCGGTGGCGCTGAGGATTTCAGGATATCTGCCAATACACTGAGTGTGCTATCTGGCACGACCCTCAATATTGATTCCGGCGCGACCATAGCTAATAGTGGGACTGCTACGGGGTTTGCTGGCGTCGATACAAGCGGCACTCCAGCCGACAATCAACTGGCTATATTCACTGATGCGGATACCGTGGAGGGGGACTCCAACCTGACGTATGACGGCACCGATCTGATCCTTGCTGGAGGTAATATCAACGTAGACAGTGGTAAGGGTATTGATTTCTCAGCGACTGCCGATAGCAACGCTGGTATGACAAGCGAGTTATTCGGTGATTACGAAGAGGGGGTATACAACCCCACCTTGGTGGGCAGTACCTCGGGAAGTTTCAGCCTCCTCGGAACCGATGACACTCTGGCCTATACCAAGATAGGACGAATGGTGTATATCCAGGGCTATCTCTTCCCAAACGTCGACAATTCTTGCTTAGGGGCTATGCGTATCAGTCTACCCACAACGCCAGCAACGCTACCTGATCTATCTGACTACAGCGTTACATGGTGCTATGTACAAAATCATGGCGGCTCCTTCACAAACCCCTCTCTCATCATCTTGCCAGCCCTGGCATATGCCCAGATGCAGGACGTATCTGACGCTGGCGTTAAAGCAAACATGGATGGAGACGACGTTGATGACTCATGGCAGATGATACTGAACTTTAATTACATTTCTTCATAAAGGAGAGAAGGCAATGGCACTAATAGAAAAAACAATCGTAGACAAAATCGAAGTGGTCGGAAATTTCAAACACATCCAAGTTCGTCAAGACCGGCAGATCGTTGATGACGCTACTGATGAAGTGCGGTCACGGGGAAATTTCAGCCGCTATGTTCTAGCCCCCGACGCTGATCTATCCGGTCAGCCCGATGATGTATCGGCAATCGCCAATGCGGTTTGGACCGATGAAATTAAAGCAGCGTATGTGGCGCATCAGGCTTTGATGGACGACAAATGAGGACAGATAAATGCCCAGCCCCGCCAACTCTCTCCCCACGTTGAGGAAGCTTTAGGAGCTGAGGATGACTGATCAGCACGTATATCCCGTGGGCGATCTGAGGGAGCATGAGACCGAGGGTGGCGACTGCTGGTGTCGGCCACGGGATGATGATGAAGCTGCCCTTATTAACTAAAATTACTAAATCATAGGATAAAATATGCCTGAGTTTTCAAGTTTCGGTGACATTGACTTCTACAAAGACGCGAGATTGTCCTCTGGGGATTTTATAGGTAGAGATTTTAGTGCTATAACAGACCCAGCAGCTAAGAAGGCATATGAAGGATTTGTGGGGAACGACCCAGGTGCGGGCCGTACCCTTTTGGATCTCATGAGTAATAATCCTGACACCTTGGCCCAGTTCAAATCTATAGCTACTGGTAATGAGTATGTTCCTGGTTCTAGTGGTGGTGGAGGTGGAGGTGAGGGGGGATCACCAGACCCTGCCGCAACTACAGGTGTAACCCTTGGGGATATTGATAAGAGACACGAGGCCAGTTTAGCTATGACTGGCACCAATGCCCTCTCCCCATATATGTCCTCCACATTCACCCACACCCCAATGGAGTTGAAACCGGAAGAGTTACAAAAACACCAAACTCTTGGGGCAGAACCCACAGCCACCACATTCCTTTCAGATGGTGCCACCAACATAGCAGCCCCCACCCCAACAGATGCCACAACCATGTCACCCTACATGGCATTTTTGGCAGAGCAGATGACTGCTGCTCAGAAAGCCACACTCTCCCCTGAAGCCATTATGGAAGCAGCAAACGGTGTTGTAACCCCTGAGAGTACCGTCCAGTTCCAACTAGCCGGATTATTAGATCAATTCAAGGATGGTGCTGTACCTGCCTGGGCTGCTGGTGCTGTCAGAAACGCTAATTTAGCTATGGCTCAGAGAGGGTTGGGCAAATCTAGCATGGCTGGGTCTGCTATTTTATCCTCAGCTATGGAAGCTGCCACACCCATTGCAGCCCACGATGCCAGTGTGTATGAGAAGATCAATCACGCTAACATTGCCAACCTACAAGATGCCCGCAAGTTCAATGCCACTATGGCTGGACAACTTGACTTTGCAAACCTCAACAATGTTCAGAGGGCATCCGAGGTAAACATGCAAGCAAGACAGCAGGTTTTGTTGTCTGACCAAGCTGCCATGAATGCCTCAAAACAGTTCAACGCCACCTCTAAAAACCAGATGGACCAGTTCTTTGCCAACATGGGTAAGGAGATTGCCATCAGTAATGCTACAAGAACTGATGCGATGGCTCAGTTTGACTTGGATCAAGCTAATGCTCTACAAAAATTTAATGCCCAGATTGTAGACAGTCGGCAGAAATTTGAGATGCAGCAGCGGGCTGTTATTGATCAATCAAACGTGGCTTGGAGGAGAGCCATCAACACTGAGAATAATGTGGGCGTCAACAGAGCAAACCAACAAAACACTCAAGCCATGTTGGGTATCTCTGCCCAGGCTCAGGCTAACTTGTGGCAGCAATACCGTGACGAGGCTCACTGGGTTATGCAGAGTTCAGAGAATGAAAGAACTCGTGACCACAATATCGCAATGGCTGCTATGTCCAGACAGTTTCAGAGTGAGTTGATGGATGAAAGTGGTAAAAATGCTTTCGCTGGTGCCCTTGGGTCATTTGCATCTAAGGCATTGTTGGGGTACCTGCAAGGGAAGCAAGGGTTTAAGTTTGGCGGGACATAGATAGGGGAGATTTGTAGATGATTGCTTGGGGTCCTATAATTTCAGCAGTTGGTAGTGTTGCTATGAGTGCTATGTCTAGTAAAAGCTCTCCACAACAAACCTCATCTGCTATGATGAAACAAGATGATGATTTAACAAGCAGGTTGATAGAAAAGCCGCCAAAACTGGAAAAACCTGGGAAAGCAGAACAGGGTGATTGGTTACATGTTTTGTCACAATCTTGGGCTAAATATGAAGCAGCAGCCAAACGTAGAAACCCAGATGTAGAGGATGTCTACAAAGACCTCCTAGCTCGTAGCAAGCAACAAATGTCAGACCGCATTGAATATAGACAGTTTGAAGTGGAAGCATAATGTTACCACAAGAACCACAAAAACCCTCACTACTAGATGCCCCGATCCCTGGTGAAAGTTTGACAGCCAATCCTGGTGAGATGTCTTGGGAGACACCCCCACAGATTAATACCCCACAGGAAGCTGTTGACCATATTAAAACACGGTTGGAAGATGAAGAGGTGTTGACAGAGCTGGTGTCATTAATTGACAGTGGGGTGTCAGCAGAGGGGATGGCAAAAACACTAGCATTCGCTGGGTTTGTGGAGGGTTTGTGGACACCTGATGTTGCTGAATTAATCCAACCAGCTATCTACCTGCACATATTAGAGATAGCTGAGGATACTGGGGTTGATGTGGTTTATAAAAATCAGGTTACTGACAACTCCCAACAGTACCGTGATAATGCTGAGTTAAGGAAAGCCCTGAAACCCGAAAGTTTATTGGACGATGAACCTGAAGAGCTACAAGCCTCTTATGTGGAAGAAGAACCACAAGCAACTGAAGGATTTATTTAGATGGGATTTGCAACATCGTTTGGGACTGGCTTCTTTAGCGGCTTGGCCGATACCATTGATAAGCAGCAGGCTTCGAAGTTGAAGAGGGCTGAGTATAAAGAGGGGTTGGAGGAGAAGTACAAAAAAGATAAACTGTTGGCTGATGCTAGCAACAACGCTAAAATTAGGGCTGCTGAGATTTTAGCTGGGGCAAAGAAAAAGGCAAAAATAAAATATTTTGCTGGGATGACTAATGAATATGGGGAAGATGTAGCCATGCCAGAAAACATTTCAGCACTTGTAGACACCTTTAAAGGGGAAGAAGCAAATCCTGAAAGAGTTGTTGCTGCCTACAATGCTGCCATTAACCAGGGTATGTTTAAAACTATAACTGAAAAGGAAAAAGTTTGGGCTGCTATAGGACCTAATCTTTTAAAATATATATCCAACAAAGACCAAAAAGATATATTTGAAATACTACCCATGAAATATAGTGGGTTTTCCAAAGATAATTTTTATAAAGATAGAATTGCCCAATCTCTTTATGATAAGAAGGTTTTGTTTACTAAAAACATGTTAAGACCTTTAAATATAAAACCTGGGTACATCTCCACAACACTCGGGCTTTCCCGAGACAAAAAACTTTTGTACACTATGCTGTTAAGAAAACACCCAGGAGATATTATAACTGCTGGGCTGGAAGATAAGCCAGGTGATCAAGGTCCTAGAACACCAGATGAACTAATATCTTATTTCACCCAAGTAGACAATATGGCTGTTTTAAATGATGGGTCTGAATATGTTGCCCCAAGTCATTTTAGGTTTGGTAAAAAACCAAGCGCTAATCCTTCTTTAGTTAGACAGGCACTGGATAACTATAATCTTTCAAAAAATGGGGCTGGAGATGCTTTAAAACTAGCTGTAATGATTGAAAGTGGGTTAACAGACCCCCATAAATATGTATTTTCTGGGGGTCTCACATCTGCCTTTGTTAGAGTTGCTAAAAGACTTTGGTCAGACCTTAGCGAACTTTCTGGTGATAGACAAGTAGTTGAAAATAGACTTGTAGCTGCATTAAATAGTGTTGGTGGGGGAAGTAGGATGACAAACAGTGGGCTTCAATTGGGGGACCACTTGAAAAAGTCAGACAATTTTAATAACATTGTTAAGAAAATAATGCAAGACCCAACCCAAGGTCTTATTGAGTATTTATCAGTTGGTATAGCCTATGCTAAAGCTAAATCTGATGACCCTGCTGGTAGAATTTCTGAACCTGATTTTGAGCGCACATATCAGTCTTTATTTTCCGAAAAGAGATTAACCCCTCAAATTATGAGGGATATAGCTCAAGAACTAAAAACAAACCAACTGTTTTACGGGTTAGTAGCTGAGGATATTGCCCCCACTGTAGCTGCATCTATTGCTAGACAATATTCCCCTGGAAAAGGTTATGATTTTAATGAGGGTGTGTATAATAAACTTGGTGTTGGTGGTGGTGGTAGACCACCATTTGATAGAGGTGGGGGGTAATTAAAACATGACAGATTTACACCCTACGGACCCTGAACTTGAAGCTTTGTATACAACTTTACGTAACCACAGAGCTGCTAATTATGGGCTATTGTCACGAGATCAAAAAGTTGAAACTCTTCTGGGGTTTGATGACCTAGAGGAAAAATACAAAGGGATGTTGAGTTCCCCAGACTTTCCCTTGCCACAAGAACAAGCAGATCAAGTTAGAAATGATCTTGCAATGATAAGTAGAGAGAAAAAAGAAAAGGGTGAAAAAGATGAGGGAGGTAAACTAAGGTATGAGTATGGTAAATTACATAATGAAGTAGGCCAAGCCATACCAGGGTTTAAAAAAGCTCGACAAGAAGAAGATGATGAGGTCGGGGACCCCGATGAGACTAGACGAAAAGCTTTCTTTGCTAAACCCCCAGGTCAAGAACATATTGGGGAGTTAGTAGATAGAGCAGCAGGTTGGGGAGAATCCTTTGGTAAAGGGCAAGCTATGGTTGCAAACGTTTTCTCTGGACTACTGGGTAATCTACCCTTTAATGTTACCCAAAGAATACTGGGTGGTGGTAGAGAAGACAGACCCCTGATTGGTGGGAGAGAAGAAGGAGGCTGGATTGATAGAATACATTTTTCAAGGCTTTTTGACCCCACATTTACCCCTTATGATGAGGGGGAATATGTAGAGGGAGCCGGTCAAATTATACGTAAACTAGCTGAGCACTATGGGGGTGTAGACCCCGGGGTAAAGTTGTATAAAGACCCCGCTAACTGGGTAGATGCTGCTCTACATATTGGTTTTGAAGCTGGTCCAATGTCTATAGCTTTTCTTGCCCCCTCTTTGTTCAGGGCACGACAATTATACAAAGCATTAAATAAAGCTGAAGCTAAGGATGCTGCTGCAATAGGTGCTGGTCGCTATATGTCTGGTAGATATATAGATGATTTGACAGGTGAAACTAGATATTTACCCGGTACGTATGTTGAGCTAGCAGAGATTGGTCCTTATGGCCCAAAGGTTGAGGCTATTTTTGATAGGGCTGGTGTGTCCTACCTCACATTTACAGAAAGCAAGAAACTAGCTAGTGAAGGTATTGTAGTAGGAGAAAAATTCTTAAGAATGGGAAGACGAGCAGCCGCAATGCGTTTACATGAAAGTGGTTTAGGTCTATATAACTTTAAAAAATATGGTCTGGAGGGTTTGATAATAGCTTCTCAAGTATCTGCTGGAGTTATGTTGCCTAAGCTTCTTGAAGGTTGGGTTGGACACGACAAGGCAAAAATGTTAGGTGAAGTTGGGGGTGGGTTTACTATGGCCATGTTCCACAGACAACTTTCAAGGTGGCTTACTTACCCCCACAGAAAAGGGTTTGAGTTATTTGGTAAAGAAGAGCCAGCCTTTTTTAGTAAAATGTTAGATATCAGGGAGAGTGTTGTAGAGACTCTAGGTTTGGATTTAAAAAACCCAAAGTGGTTGGAAGCTCTAGCTGGTAATGAAGGTATGTGGAGAAAAATTAAAGTTAGAGATGCTGGGGGTAAACTACGACAGCTAACAGACCATGAAAAAGGTTTTTTCACAAAAATAGCTGAGGATATAAAGTTGGGTGGAGATCGTAGTAGGATAGCAGATTTAGAAGCATCCCTAAACAACATAGCTGAAATACGCAAACTCCCAGGGATGGAAAATGTACATGTAGCCTTGGGATCAGCACTTAATTCTTGGGTGTTACAAGCTCTGACTAGAACACTTAGAAAAACAAAACTTGTGGGCACGTTTGGTAAAATTGATATGAACTCTGTTACTGAAAGTCTTGCTAAAGAAGATTTAAGAATTAGGACTAAAGGATTACAGATAGTAAAGGATATTCTAGAAAGGGTTATGGATACTTCTACAGGTACAGTTGTACCAAGGTCAGCTACAAGAGCAGTTACGCAACTCCAGCACATGTTTATAACATTAAAGAAAGCTGCTTTAGTAGATATTGATACTAGGTTTGCAACTTCCCTAGCCAGGGAAGAAACAAGTCTACAAAAAGCACTATCCAGAGATATACAAGCTTCAGCAAATACTGCATTTACAGGAAGAACTGCATCTTTGCTTGCAGATGTTAATGCTCCAAAACTATCTAAGAAGGCTTCTGGTGAAGCTCTACACAAATTAGCTAAGGAAACTATGGAACACACTGCTGAAAGGTTGCGTGGTAAACATCTTGGTAGTGTTACAGAAGTAGAGGCTAGTAAACTTTCTGATGTAGTTACAAACTCCCTTGATAGTTTAGATGCCACTATAACTCCAACTGTCAGGCGAGCAACCCCTCGTGTTTCAGTGTCTTCGTCAACACTAGCAAGAGTTAAAGAAGCATTCTTAGAGGCAGAACAAGAAAGAACTTGGCTTACCTTTAGAGATAGTGGGATGATAAAACAAGTAGATTTTTTAAGGAAGAGGGCTGGGTTAAACACAGAAACAGTTAAATCAACGCTTCTCGAATGGGTTTATGATAACCCAAAAGAAGCTGAAAAAATGTATGCACAAGCTGTTGCCAGTTTAGGTGGGGAATTACCAGCTAAAATGAAAGTTGATGATATTCTTAGAGTTATGTCTTGGGCTAGTTCAAGAGCAGCTAGGTCAACAAACCCCACAGAAGCAGATGAATATACTAAAGTTGTAAAAGCTATTAACGATGGATTAGATGCTTCTGGGCTAACTAACATTAAAGAGTTTAGAACAGCGTGGCATGAAGAAATAGGTAATGGATTTTATAAAGCTTTTGATGCAAAGTTTGGTCCTGATAACTGGAAAACTGGGCAACTGTGGAAAGACAGTGAAACAGCCACTAAAATTCTTGGGTATATAAAGCGGCTACCCTCTGAAACCCAAGAGTGGGCAACTAATTTATGGGGTGTAAAAGGTAAAATGCGTCCCTCTGTTGGTAGGTACCTTGCTAATGAAGTTGAACACTTAATTGGTAATATACTAACACCCACAGTAATTAGAGAAGCTAGTAAAAGTGGAAAATTTTCACCCCAGATTGTAGACCAACTAAAAAGTATAGTTAGTGAACCCTCATCTTTTAATGATGCTAAGGGGTTACAAAGGTATTGGCCAGCTATACATGAACAAATTAATAGCTACATTAAAAAGGTAGAAGACTTTAACCGCGCCGGTACTTTACACGAAAGAAGAGTTGTTGATTTTAATTTAAAGAGTGAAGAAAATGTAAAAATAGCTAGAGCGTCATCAGATGCAGCTAAAAAAGTTTCTAAAGAACACAGGGCAGTTGATCTACTGGTAAAAATATCAGATGCTGCTAAGGGTGGAGAAGATGCTTTAGGTGATTACCTAGTCAAACTTGATAGTGAAGCTCTAGATGGTGTGCTTAGAGAAATTAAAAAACGCACTACTAAAAAATTCAAAGGTAAACATTCACGTTTTGCTACCAACTTTGTAGAAAACAGGATAAGAAGTGTTATAGCTAACAGAATTGTTGGTATGAGTTCAGAGTTGTTAGACATAACTCGGGTGGTAGACGATATTGGAAAAATTAAAGGTAAATTCAGACGAGCTGTCGCAAAAATTAAAGGTAAACATAAATTCATAAGGGGATACAATCTTGAAAGTTCAATGAATATACCCTCTTTCTTACAAAACTTCAAATCTCACAAACATATTTTAGAAAAGCTGTACACCCCGGAAGAATTTAAAAAAATTGAAGATTTAGCTATCTTCTTTACACAACGAGAAGGTGCTTTTAGTAAACTAGATGCTATAGCTTCAGGTGTTATGGGGTTGATACAGGGCTATACTGTACCAATGTTGCAGGGTAGATTATATTCTATAGCTAAAATGAAGCTCTCTAAAATGTATTTTGCTGGTGAATTAACAGCAAGACAACTACTATTAAATAGAGGAGCCATGCTAGCTTTTACCCTTTCAAATCCAGAAGCAGCAGATATTGTATATGCCCTACTAAAATCTCCCCACCTTCTAAAACAACCCCACCAAATGACAGCTTTAAGTAGGTCAATGGTAGCTTGGGCTAGAAGTATAGAGAATGTTGACCTTAGTGCTGGAGAAAAAAGAAAAAGAAACCCCATGACAAAAACCTGGGTAAAAGATATTTCTAAAAGGAAAGATGTTAACCGAGCAGCAAAAACTACAGGTGAAGTTTTTGATACAATTCTTAAAGAGTGGAAAAAAACACCACCCAACCGCAGATTTTCACAGTTTTAGAGGGTATAACATGAAACCCCTATTCCTAGTACTAGCACTATCTGTAGGCTTACTAACAGCTAGCCCGACACTGGCACAAAACGAACAAGGCTTCCAGGTTGGGGACACAAGACCCATCAGAGCCTTCTGTGCAAAGATGGAAGAGTATCTTGAGATGGTTGCAGTCCACAAGCAACAGGGTATGCAAGCTGCCCAGGCAAAGTGGCGAAAGAAGATCATGGA